CATATACATGATTACTTGCCTTTTCCCACATAGGAAGAAGCAACTCTCTTGTATGCACATTAAACTGTGCTGTTGGTACATCCTTATGTTCTACTACCAAGTCCTCAGTGGCAAGCAATTTTGCTAACTGTGACTTGATTTCTTGCTGTACTGCCATGTAACTTTTCTTTTGATATACCTATCATACTAAAAAACCTCCCTTTTGGGGAGGTGAGTAGACGCTTTATCAACTGTCCACGCCTTTTCTTTGCTTGACGTAATGCTTGAGGCTTAAGTTTTCTCTTGGGGTATTTCCCCGAGTTGTACTGCCAATTGGGTACTGTCATTGCCCTTGAACGTATCCTTAATATTTATTGTAGGATACCATCCCAATTGACGCAAGACCCTTGTGTCAGCGCATAAACTGTCTGGTTCACCTGGAGTGTCCTCCTTGACTGGTAAATCCCTTCCCATAGACTTTGCTATATCCATCACAGGTATTGCCTCACCATACCCAATATCAAGATGTCCTCTGAAATTAGAATCCATCAATAAACATATAGCCCTTGCTACATCAGTAACATGAATATAGTCTCTATAGTGTCTGGTGATGTACTTAGCAGTATTCTCTTGAAGCATCCTGTATAACATATCAGGTCTACTATTCTCCTCTGCCCATACATTAAAGAATCTCATACCCACACTATTAGGTGGTGCTTGTATCTCATTCACCTTCTTAGTGATAGCATAAGGATTTTGCCACCACCCATGAGCACCAGCAGAACTGGCATACAATAGTCTTATATCATTCTCACCACAGTAATCAAAGATAGGTTTAGACTTCTCTACATTATTCTCCCAGAATCTATTAGGGTCTTCAAAACTCTCCCTAAGAGCAGCAAAGGCAGCAAGATGAATAACACAATCATACTTTTCTTTAGAAGGTTTAAAGAATCCTATATCATCAGGAAAATCCATACCATAAAGATCTACCCTATCATTTTGCCATTCACCATAACAATTAGACTCTTGAATAAAACTCCACAAGTGGCTTCCTATGAAACCCTTATGTCCTGTGATTAATACTTTCTTACCTTCATAAAATTCAAGTTTCATAACCACATACCTTTTTGTACTTTATCTCCTATTTCTGGAAGGAATAATATAGCATTCTTCAATTTATCAAAATCATATTGCAATCTATTTACTCTATTTTTTAAATCCCTAAATTCTTCTTGCTCTCTTTCATTCATGACGCCAACCTACTAAATCCTTTTATTTTCTCATATTTTAGCACATTATCGAACCTATCGTCCATACCTGCCTTATGTGATATCACAAATACATTAGCATCTTTCACAACAAACCTAATAATCTTAAGGAACTCTTCAGTTCCATATCCATCAAGAGAACTATCAAAGACCTCATCCATGATTAGTAAGTTTGTATTAACAGAATTCTTATACCTTGCTACCTCCCTCCATGTAAAGAGTAAAGCTAAGTCAATCCTCATCTTCTCCCCTTCACTAAAAGAAGCATAAGAGAAGTTATCATGGATAGGAGATTGAACAGTTTCATTAAACTCCTCATCCAAAGTAAAATTGATATAGAAATCCATCATCTGCAGATACCTATTAACCTGCTGATTAATTAATGGAAGATACTTCTTTATTATCTTAGACTTGACACCAGTATCCTTTAATAAACTATATGAAAAATCATGATAGCTTATGGTATCTTTCTGAGTAGATAATTTATTATACGTCTCTTCTAAATTTTCTTTAAAGGTTTCTAACTTCTCATGCTCAGTATTTCTATTTGCAAGTTGTTTGGTAAGTTCCTGAATTTCCGATTCCAAATCCCCGATTTGTCGTTGACACCCAGAGATGCGAGTATTGTTTTTAGAAATGCCATGCGTGAGTGAAATAATCTCCTTAGATAGTTTTGTAAAGTGATGCTCTCGCTCCTCCTCTTTTTTAATTGCCTCCTCCAGTTCTTGATAACCAGATTGCAACTCCTTTATCTTATCTTGAGCATCACTGATATTATTTAACCGAAACTCTTCTTCAATGTCCTGCTTACAAGTAGGGCAAACAGTATTATCTTCAAAAAACTTCGTCTTCTTGGTAATGGTTGCTACCTTATTAGAAAGAGTACCCTTTATAGTTCCCATCTTACGTAGCTTTTCTGTAGCACCTGTTACCTTCTCTTGCTCTTTAGTAAGTCCATATACTTGATCCTCAGAGTGTTCATTCTTTAACATTAATACACATATTTCATCCCCCAACTCTCTACTTTTCTTTTTCTTATCCTTTATATCATCATTTCCTCTTTTTTCAATTTGCTCTATAAACTCAGACTGCATCTTAACTTTATCATTAAGAGACTCTTTCTTCAAATCTAAAGTTCTAACTTCTTCCTTTATCCCTCTAATCCTATCCTTAAGTAAATTATTCATAGATGAAAAAATCTTTATATCTAAAAGATCTTCTATCACTTCCCTTCTATTAGTAGCACTCAACTGCATGAAAGGAACAAAATTACTACTACCTAAAATAACAATCTGAGTAAAAGACTTGTAGTTCATTTTTACTACATTCTGTTCTAACCACTTCTGCTGATCATTAGCAGAAGAAAATTGATCCATACATATACCATTTCTATGAATTTCAAATAGATTTGGTTTAATTCCCCTTACCACCTTCCATTTAGTTTCTGCAATAGAAAATACTACTTCTACTCTACAATCTTTTTCATTGACTGTATTGATAAGTTGAGATTTACTAATCTTTCTAAATGGTTTATTAAATAAACTAAATGTTAGAGCATCTAATATTGTACTCTTTCCAGAACCATTTGTCCCAACAATCAATGTTGTTGAGTCCTTATCTAAATTAATTTCTGTATATTGATTTCCAGTGGAAAGGAAATTCTTCCACCTAATAGTCTGAAATACGATCATTTTCTAATGGTGGAATAACAATGTCATTTTTAGTAATTACAGAATACCTGTAATCGTGCATCTCGCATGTTTTAATCACAACTTTACCATCAACTTCAATTACGTGCATTTCTGGATAATCTTGATCCTCTAATAAAAGAGCATACCTAATAGCATCATCCTCATCTTCAAAGAGATAAAGAACTTGTTCTCCATCATCTCCTGTGACCGAATATGCACCTTCAGTCTCTTTACCTTCTACAGTTAGAATAAACATTAGACTAACTCACAGGCTTCTTGATAGACTTCTTGTATCAATTTTTGAACTCTTGATCTATCAAGATCTATTTCTGCCTCCTCAATATACCTATTAAGGATAGAGAGGGTATCTTCTGATTCAAATGCTTCAAACTCTGCTGCTTCTTGAAGAGCAAAATTCTCTACTATTTTTAATTCTGCTACATTAGCATTATACAGTTTGTCTAAGAATTTTTCAAACTGCATCTGATCACTTTTCTTTTTAACTACAACTTTAACTATTTTGTTTTCAAGTTGCCTCGCGTCAAAAAGCTGGTAATCATGATCTTCGTAGTAAATAACGTGAAAGATCCTATATGGATTATCCACCGCAGTAAGTTCTTGAGTTTCTGTTTCAAAGAGATGGAACCCTCTTGTGTCGTTGCAGTCGTTCCAGTATATTTCATAAGGATTACCTAAATAAAAAATCTTTCCATTATCAGATCTGGTATGATAATGACCAGAGAATACTTTATCAAATTTGTTGAATAGAGATGCATCAGTTCCATGCTCCATAATATAACCACGATGAACTCTAAACCCAATCAACTCAAGATGTCCCATACATATAGGAGATCTTGACTTCTTAATTAAAGCATGACTCATTTCTCTATTATCAGAATTAATCCAAGGTACAAGAGTAATATTACAATCACCCACCATTATAGATGATACTTCTGAATAGGTTTTTACATTATCATATTCTCTTAATAGAAGATCTACTGCATTTACATCATTTGTATTCTTATAATATGCTGTATGATTACCTACTATAGTATGGACAGTAATGCCCATATCCCTTAATCTATCAAAATAATTATTTTTTGCCCAAGTCAATGCACCAAAATCAATACCCTTTCTACTATCAAAGGTATCACCCATATCAATAACCGTAGTGATACCTTCTCTCTCTAATATAGGAAAGAAAACATCCTCATAAAATTTAAGGAAATAATCGTGAAACAGTTTGGAATTTTTTCTGCACCCAAAGTGCTGGTCTGTAATTATTGCTACCTTCATTAATTACGTAATTTAGAATGGACAGCATCTTTGATTTGATTATAATCGCTGTAGTTGGAATCGTCAAGAGTATCTCTTTCAAATACTTGATCGTATCCTGTCTTCTCCAAAATCTTATTCTTAATCTCCAATTGCTTCTTCTCCTTCTGTATTCTACGTAAGAACGCGTAGTGAATAATTTGTGTGAAATAAGCAAACGGGTTTTGAGACTTTTCAGGGTTGAAATTGTGTATGTATTGTACGCAGTTTTCAATGCCATCTGATATCATATCCTCCTTAAACATGTAGTTGACAAAGTTTGGTTTAAAAGATAGATGAGTAGCAATCTTTAAAAAGCATTCTCCAATATATCTGGGTATTCTCGGTTTTTCTTTACCTTGAATTTCTGCAATTTCAATATCCTCTCTATGTTTAATAAGAGCTGCAAGAAACTCTTTATTATTAACATAGTGTTCAGATCTTTTTCTTCTACCCATAATTCTTGCAGGACTCATATCTTTACTCTCTATTATGTAGTTATTATAGCATTCAACACAATAGTTGACAAGTTATAAAAATCCCTATAGAATAACTCTGTCGGGTTTCTGGGACAGGCTTTAATTAGATTCTTTAAAGAGTTTTTCTAATGATTGTTTTGCTTCATTAATAGTAGATATATATCCCATTTTTCTATTCAACTTTTTTTCTTGTTGATAATATTGTTCATGTTGTTTAGAAAAAGTTTCATGCATAGCAATAGTTTCTGAATCATGAGATTCACTCATAGTAAGAACATCTTCCATATTAACAATAAAAAGATCTTCTTTACTAGTTCTTAACCAAGGTTCTACTCTATATCCATAAATACCTCCTCTATTTCTAATTTTTTCTATGGTAATAGGAGTATTTAATAAAAGAAAAGTTCTATCTTCTTCTTCGCTATATGCTACTTTAGCGAATATTTCTTCACCTGATTTAAATTTTATAGTGGCATAAAAATCGTCTTCCATCATTTTTTTATCTGAATAGTAATTATTTCATAGTTAAAATTTTCTTCATTATAAATTTTAATTCTTTCTATAAGATGATTTAATGTATAATTCTTTTTTGAATTATAAGTACAATCATCTCCTATGTCATAAAGAATGGCTTTTACTTTGTCTTTGCCCTTTCTAAGAACCCGTCCAATTGATTGGAGATTACGGACTCTGGACTTTGAGGGACTGGCGAAGATGACGTTGTGCAGCCGCTTGATGTTAATGCCAGTACTGAAAGTACCGTAACTGGCAACAATAATTGCATTGCTCTCATTTTCTGTAATCTCCCTAATTGATTCTCTTTGTTCAGCATCAACACCACCATGTACAAAGAATACTTTACGGTCAGTATGCTTACTATTATTTATCTTTTCATAAAGTATTGCTCCATGAGTCTCTACTCTACTGTAAAGAATAAGAGTATTACCTTTTAAATCTAATGCAAGATTAGTGATAAAATTATTTCTTTGCTCATGAGAAATTAAATATTGAAGTTCATCTTCATAGGTTTCAAACTTCTTAGGGGGATGTTTAAGAACCAAACACTGAATATCTAACTGAGAAAGATGTCCCTGCCTCATTAATTCTTCAGTTTTAGTTACTTTGTATGATGGTCCAAATAATCCCTCTAAGACCCATTTATGAGTCTGTGTTCCATCTAATGTACCAGTAAAACCAAATCTATACTTAGCATGTTCTAATTTAGTCATTATATTAACTAATGACTTACTCTTGAAAAGATGTGCTTCATCACCTATAATAACATTATAATCTTTAAAGAATGATTTCTCCATTCTAAATACTGATTGCCAAGTAGTAATAGTTACTTCATTAGTATTACTTACTTCTCTACCAGAATAAATTCTATGACAATGATTTTTAGCATCCCATCCATACTCTATAAAATCCTTATACATCTGTTCTACAAGAGAAGTAGTAGGAACGACTAAAAGAATCTTTTGCCCCTTATGAACATAATATCTTACTAAAGAGTAAATCATTAGAGACTTACCTGAAGCAGTAGGACTTACTAGTAATCTTCTATTATGTTTTAAACAATCATATACACCCTCTATCTGATATTCTCTTGGTTTAATTTTAGTGATAGATCTAATATAATCTTTTACTCCTTCTTTAGATATAGTTGAATTAATTTCAAATGGAGGACCATAGTAATCATTATCTACAAACTCATAACTATAACCATGCCTATTACAGAAGGATACTATTTTATCTAACAGTCCCACATATATCTTCTTAGATCTTAAATCAAATAGATGTATCTCGCCATTCCAATTTCTTTTCCTATACTGAGGCATAAACTTAGCACCCTCTACCTCAAAGGTAAAGTGATCCCTTAACTCATACTCAATATGAGGTTCTGCTTTTATTTTTAAATATACTTCGTTTGACTTCTGTATAATAACGTTGGTCACTTCTGTCCATTATGCTAGAAGTATTTATCACCCTAGTCCAGCATTAAATCTCATAAACTCTATTGCATTCTTTATTTGAAATGTCCTATTCTGAATTACTTTTAAAATACTTTCAATGTAGACAAGCATGGTATCATAATAATCAATCTTTAGATTTGAATTGGAAAGTTTCTCATCAGCATCAAGATACTT